GACTTGCCCTTGTAGGGCTTTTCCCAGACAGGCTTGGCTTTCATTTCTTCTTCATCGCTTTCCGAGCTTCGCTCATTGCGATGGCGACTGCCTGCTTCGGGTTCTTGACCACAGGACCGCCCTTCCCAGAGTGGAGCTGGCCCTTGCCAAATTCCTTGAATACCTTATCGGCCTTCTTCTGGCCCTTCGGAGTCATCTTCATATTCGTCCTCGTATTCACCCTTGCGGGCCTCGTATTTGGCGATTGCAAGCATCTGCTTGCGCTTGTCCGTCATCTTCTTGATCGGGCCACCCGTCAGCCATGCAGAACAGGTTCGATCTGCGGCGCACTTGAACTCGAACAGCTCACAGTAACCTAGATTCGCTGCCTCTACAACCTCGGGAGCGTAGGTCTCATCATCGGATTCCTCTTTCTGAATCCCGCCAATGATGCAGCCCATCATCTCTGGCGTTTGAATGAATGCAGAGCAGTTCCCGCAGCGCATTGTCTTTGCATTGTCAGGAGAAGTGTTCCACTCTACCGCTCGCTTGGCCCAGAACTCCTCGTCATCCTCTCCAGGATTGGCGGGTCCGTATCCGTACTCCTTGAACGCATGGTTGCGGTTCTCAAGGTTCTCGTGGATGTCCTGAGTGGCGATAGGGCACTTCATTTCTTTTTCATCGCCTTCTGCATCTCAATGGCCTCGTAGCCCTTCCCAAACTCGTCGGCCATCTTGTAGGCCTTCATCGGCTTGGTCTGGTGGTACTTGCGCTTGTTCTGCTCGAGATACTCTTGCATCTCTTTGGCTTGGGACTTGTTGAACATGAGTGCTCCAAGTTTGGGAATGTTCCCAGTTGAATTGGGAATGTTCCCAGTTGAATTCGGAAAAAAGGGGCCGAAGCCCCAACCCGACAACTGCGATGAAGGGTGTCAGAATTCTATCTCGGGAACGGGAATGTCAATAGGCCATTTTCCCAGTCTTTGAAGTGCGTCTACCGTTCGCTTATGGGCGGCGAGCCATTTCTGCTTTCTCTCGTCCTTTGAGAGCTTGTGGCCCTGGTCGATCTCCCAGTGGCACTTGAGGCATAAGGCAGCGATGTGGGTGTCGCAAGCCTTAATGCTTCTACCCTTCCCGCCTGACCAGTTCGAGTGGGCTGCTTGGGAGTCTGGGTGGCCGCAGCACTGGCATTGAAGAGACGCCACTTCCTTAAGGAGCTTTGGGCTTCGGATGTAAGTTTGCTTTTGGTACATGATGAGGGATTTAGTCTAGGTCTATTTACCTCACTCCGTTGCCCTGACTTGCATACGGTTTGAGGCCTCTTCTGACCTCCAGATGTCCACCCTCATCCTGGCGGCTTCCAGCTTCCACTTCAGTTCTTCCTCAATCTCTATCGCTTCTTGAAGGCCTTTAAGGAGTTCCTGGTACTCTGGGTGGGCGTAAGCCTCTCGCTCTTGAGCATTGGCGGCTTCGTACTTCGCCATTGCGTCTTTCATCAGTAGAGCCTTTTTGGTCTTGCGGAACTCTTCAAGGTAAACCCGCTGCGCTTTGGCTTTGGAGTAATCCCCTGCATTGCGAATAATAAAATCCACCGCAGCATGAGCATTCATATTTGCACCACGCAAACATCTACACCCGCGACAAGAGAATATACCTTCTTGGCAGATAATCTCACCACCTGAGTATCGTCTTTATATACGATTCCATTCATTGCGTCTAAATATGCCTTGATAATGTTATCTATATCGGGCTTCTTGGTGGGAAGTTCTTCGTTCTGTAAACAGGCCTCTGTGCGCTTCTTTGATGTGGATGCCGGTACACCCATCCTGATGTAGAGATCGACCGATACAGGGCCTTCTAGGGGCCTTGCTGACCCCATCGCACGCTGCGCCCAGGCTTTGATGGTTGCTTCGTAGGTCTTGGTCTTTTGATCGGTGTAGGTGGTGACGAAGTTTCCAGCCCTTCTGAATCTTGGGCGTCCTTTGCCTTGAGGTGGGCCTTCAACGGTGAATACTACGAAGCTCATTCATTTTTCTCCGTAACTGCTCGGCTGAATCTTTGCCCCGTCTTTTCTCGATACTAGATATTGTTCGGCCCCACCATCCAGAAGCGGCTTCGAGGCCATGCTCTGACTTCATCTGGTTGAACATTTTTAGGTAATGTTTCGCCTCGCACTCCATCCTCCAGGTCTCCTGTGAGGTAGAGAGCGTGTGAGATGAGTTCGGTTGGGTGGTCGATTCCATCTTTGACCTCGTTAAGGATTCTGTGTGCTTCGTAGTAGTTCACTTCAGCGCCTCCTTGTAGAGCCTGCGCTGGTGCGGTGTCAGACTGTCCCCGGCCTCATCTCGGGCCTTGAGCTGGTAAGCCCAGGCTTTGTCACCGCCCTGCCCGATCTCGCGGATCTTTCTCAGGACTGACATTCGGTCTGCGTCCGAGATCTTGGCGTTCTGTCGGATCTCCTGCCTTGGCTCCCACTGGTGGACTGAGCACATCCCTCGACCCAGATCGACAGTCCAGACATTGAAACAGCCTGGCATCGCGCACTTGAGAGGCTGGATCTCTTCTACGGTTTCGGCTTTCTTGAAGGTCATTTTTGATACTTCCCGTCGATGATCTTGGCAAAGTTCGTGGCGTTGAGAACCCACGGCAGATCAGGTCGCCACACTCTTCCGCTTGTCTCAAAGCCTGAAGCAAGCTTAGTATCATTTGCGATGTATGTGAAGAAGGAGTCCCACCACTTCAGGCCTTCTTCCTGCGTTGAGTACCCGTCAGACCAAGCGGATTTCTTCGCAGCTTGGTTCCACCTTCCCTTCAGGGCGGACTGCCTAGCACCTTCCCAGGTTCGCGGCTGCGACAGTTGCGGAAGTCTTTGCTTCCAAAGCTCTAACACTCGTCCATGCGGGCAGGAAGGGAACCCCGTTCCCGACAAAGAAGCTTTAGCTTCTTCTTCTATATGGTTACTGGTTAATGGTTCTTGGTTCTTGGTTGCTATTAGGGTGTCATTAGGGTGGCCATGGGGTGGGCATGGGGTGGCCATAGGGGGGGCATCAGAAGCGATTGATTTGTCTTGCCCCCACCTCTTTTCGGCACCCCTCTTGCCAGCGTCCTTCATGGCTTTGTAAGCCTCAATCTCTCGATCTGCGCGTGGGTTTATGTACCCATCATTAGTCGAGACAAAGAACTCCTCAAGCACCGAAAGCACTTCCTGCTCGCAGTCTCGCATCCCGATCTGCCTGGCGATTTCTCGCTGCTTTATCGGTTGTTCGTGGAGGTAGTAGAAGTCCAGCAGTCGCCGGTAGGCCAGATCCTCTGTGTGGTTGAGGTGGCGTGTGTGGGACGCATAGTCCCCGATGTGGAACTGGTAGTAACGCATTTCGACCCTTTTGCAGACCCTAAAGGAAACCGACGGCAGGCGGGGTCTAACGCTTTTCGAGAAGGTAGCTACTCCTTCCCTAGCCGGGTTTCGCAACACTTTACATCAGTTGCAAGTGGTCGTGCAAGTCCTGTACGGCTCCTGGCCGTGGCAGCAGGTCATGCAAGTGACGATCTTTCCATTGACGATGTATGTGTGTGTTGTGCAGGCCGCATGAGCGTTGGAACCCAGCAGCAACAGAGAGCAGATCACAGCGAGCTTTTTCATTCTTTCACCTCGAACCATTCAGGACGCAGCTCTTTAAGTTGGAGAAGCCTGAGCTGCGGGACGGCTTTCCATTGGTAAATCGCTGGAGGCTTGATCCCCAGCAGCTTCGCCAGAGCGGTTACGCCACCGGCCTTCTGGATCAGGTCTTTCTTGTCCATGTCTTTCCTTGGGTGGGGCCAGCTCTCATAAAGCAGAGTGGCTACCTGCTGATAATTCGATGACACCAGGCCGCACGGCGCTAACCCGTTCCTGGCCCCGCTTGAGTGTAAGGCAGGTTTAGATAAGGGAACTTAGGGAAAGTCCTAGTTCTCATCCCCATAAGATGCCTTATAGTCACACCCATGCCGCTATTTCGCGGTCTCTGGAGCGACAAATGAAGATCCTTCCCTGCAATCGGTGCCAGCACTACATCCACTCAGAGAGAGAGCCGTCAGCGTTCTCTCAGTGCGGCCACCCAGACACACAAAAGATCGACTTCGTGACGGGGCAGACCAATCCCATGTTCTGCACCACCGTCCGAGCACTTCATGGCCGATGCGGTCCTGAAGGAAAGCTGTGGGCCTACGACGATGCTTTCCCTCCGGTTGAGGAGTGGGAAGAATGAACGAAACAATCGTGTGGAACAAGCTCACAGAACTTGATCCTCCTGAAGAGATTGGGCTTCTCCTTTACTACAAAGGTGAAGTGTTCTGGGGTGACTGGGATGGTGAGGCCTTCCGTGATGCCTACACCGGCCTGGTCGAATCAGCCGATTACTGGGCAATCGTGAAAGGTCCGCAATGAGATACGCATACCGTCCCCGCGAGGAAGAGATCGAAGCTCGCCGTTCTGGCGCAATGGATGTGCTGTTTGCCATCTTTCTCGGTCTCTGTGGTGCAACCTTCTTTTTCTTCTTCCTATGAAACACATCGCATCGGCCTTGGTCAAGGCTCAGAAAGAATTTGGCCCTGCTCTCAAGTCTTCGTCTAACCCGCACTTCAAGAGCCGGTATGCAGACCTGGCGGCTTGCGTTGAGGCGGTGATTGATGCCTTGAACGCAAACGGCATCATGCTCATGCAGCAGAACTCGGAATGCGGAGATGGAGTGATCGTTGAGACCGTGTTCATCCATGAGTCGGGAGAGACTCTCTCCTCGGGTAAGCTCCATGTCCCAGCCGCCAAACATGATCCCCAGGGATACGGCTCGGCCCTGACATACGCCAGGCGTTACTCGCTCATGGCGGCTTGTGGGATCGCGCCAGAGGATGACGATGGCAACCACGCAGTACGAGGCACAAACAACGAGGATCAGGCCTTTGAGAGCCAATACCTTGATTCCCTACGCAACGCGGCGATGGAAGGCATGGCGAGCCTAGAAGCGGCCTTCAAAGCGATCCCCGCCTCAGCAGCGAAGTCCCGTTTCTGGGCCAAGCACCAGCAGAGTTTGAAGGGAGCCGCAAAGTGACACAAGAGCAGCTTCAGGAATACTGGGATGCTTGCCTCATACGACATTGGCGACTGTTCGGGACTGTCTTGGATGCGATTTACCAGTGGGAGCGGTTGACAAATCTTAGATGGTCAGACACAGAACTGTTAAGGAAGCCGAAACCAAAATTCCCGCTTAAGGTCGGTGTTCGTGCTTTTGTCGCCGCATTTCTGCCAAAGATTAACGATTGGCTTTTGGATCATCCAAAAGAAAAAGACATTGATCTGCTGAAAAAACTCAAAGGAAGCAAATATACAACCGCCAAAAACCAAATAAATTCACAAACAAAAAGAGACCAGAATCGACTATCAAAATCCACAAAAAAGGAAATGTCCAAATCCAACTTGGACAAACATAAGTGGATGGAAAGAAATCGGGATACGGACTGGAATATCACCAAATGACTGAACAACGCACACCAGAATGGTTCGCTCAACGAGCCGGGAAGGTCACCGCTTCATCTGTTTATAAGGTCATGGCAAAGACCAAGACTGGTTACTCAGCGGATCGGGAGAACTACCAGGCCCAACTGGTTGTAGAGAGGATGACCGGCCAGCCTGCCAAGTCTTACTCTAACGCAGCGATGGAGTGGGGTATAGAACAAGAATCCAACGCCAGAGCCGCATACGAGGCCCACACGGGGAAATTGGTGCAGGAGGTGGGGTTCATTCCTCACCCTTCCATTGAGATGTGCGGGGCAAGCCCGGACGGGATCGTGGGGGAGGGACTCATCGAGATCAAGTGTCCCGAGACGGCCACCATGATTGAGATGCAGCTCAACCGCAAGATCCCGGATAAGTATCTGAAGCAGATGCAACTTCAGATGCGCTGCACAGATAAAAAGTGGTGCGATTTCGTGTGTTACGACCCACGGATGCCCGAAAGACTTCAGCTTCTGATTATTCGCGTTGAGCGAGATGAGAAGCTGATTGGGGAGATGGAAGTCGAGATCGTTAAGTTCCTGGCTGAAGTCGATGAGAAAGTGAAAAAACTGGAAGCAATATGAGCAAAGTTCTGTACGAAGTCACCGCCATCGTTGGCACCTACACCAACAAAGACGGCGAAGAAAAGAAGCGGTATCTGAAGATCGGATCGGTCATCGACACCAAGAACGGCCCCATGCTGAAGCTGGACTGCGCCCCCTTCAAGGAGGGTGGCTGGGACGGATGGGCCTACATGAACGCGCCTCGGGAAGAGAAGAAGGGTAATCCCCGAGACATTGAGTTCTAAGCAGTCTTATCATCAAAAGAGACGAATGGAGCAAATGATGCACGGAGCACACCGCAAAGACGATCCAGACACCTCGAAAGAGGCAGCACAACTGGATGTTTCAAAGCTAGAGGCAAGGGTCTATGAGCTGCTCAGGTTCAAGCCCTTGACAACAGAAGAACTGGCCTTCTCTCTCAACAAGCCTCTTCAATCCATCACGCCCAGGATCGCTCCTCTCCGCAGGAGGGGGATGATCTATGACACTGGGCTTAGGAAGAAAGGAGAGGCTGGGAGGCCCAGGATCGTCTGGGCTGCGGCCGCTGAGATCGTTCCAGAGCCAGTCAAAAGCAAGAAATTGGAGGAAAAGGAGATCCTCCAAATCGCGAGTCGGCACACAAAGTATATGACCGGCAAGACGGCCTGGGCAATGGATGTTGTGTCTCTCATCAGAGAGTTGGAGGCAAGATGGAACATCAAGTAAAAAAGACGATGCCAATCATTCCGGTTGGGCATCCAGACTTCAAGTGGACTTCAGGAGCAGATGTCCAATCAACCTGGCGCAGATACGGCTGGACTCCTCCGAGCGAGGGAAAGCCCGTGTTCCAAGAGAAGAAAGAACCAAAGTGGGCTGGGAGGTTGAAGTGATCTCTCATCAGCAGGCCCAGATGCTCGCCATGTTTGAAAAGGGATGGGGCTTTAAGTTGTTCAACGACCGGCCTGGTAGTTGGTTCACTTACTGGTCGCTCATTCGTAGGAAGTTGATCTGTGACCGCAAGACCGTCACCCATGCAGGAAAGCCGGTCTGCATTCCAAAGTTGAGCGAGATGGGCAAGAAAGAACTACTCAAGCACCGAAAGAAACTATGTACCGCAACCTAGAAATTGAAATCCTGCGCTGGGCAGAGGCTCGCCAGATCATCCCTAATTCATCCACAGAGAAGCAACTCCTCAAGTGCGTAGAAGAACTCGGGGAGCTTGTCGGGGCCACCCTCAAGGGCAACCGAGAGGCCCAGATAGATGGCTTCGGAGATGTGCTGGTGACCTTGATCCTGGCGGCTGACCTGGCGGGATTGGATCTTGTCTCATGCCTGCAAAGGGCTTATGAGGAGATCAAAGACCGCAAAGGAACATTGACCAAAGAAGGCATCTTTTTGAGGGAAACATGAATCTACGACAAGCCGCGCAGCGGGCGCTTGACGAGATGCTCCGCGTCAATTCAGAAGGAATCTTTAAGGGCGAACTTAACGAATCCATCACCGCCCTCCGCGCAGCCCTTGCCGAGCCTGAGCAGGAGCCGTCAATCAGATGGGACACATCTGCGCCTGTACTGCTCAACGATGGTCGTATTACTCAGTACCCAAATGGCGATATTGGAGTTGGCACCCCCGCACCGCGCCAATGGCAAGGGGGGAGAGAAATGACCGGCAGAGAACTGATGCCGCAATCACCGCCGCCCACGGCATGGGGGATAACAATGGATCGTGATACTGTGATCGCATTGGCGCGGGAGGCGGGGTATATCGGCGTCCAGTTCACCTCGATCTCTACACTTGAACGCTTCGCCGCCCTTGTCGCCGCGCATGAGCGCGACCGCATCTGCACCATGCTTGATGATCTTCACAAGCAGGAAGAGCGACATAACTACTACGGCTTCATCCGAAACATGATCAGGGAAATGAAATGAAAGACTGGCTCTTCACCCTCTGGGCCATGTCTCTCCTAACGGTGATATTTTTAGGCCCATTCGTCACTATTGCACTTATTGCTAGGTTTATCTTTCAATGAACCCACTCATCTTGGCTCATGCCTACCTTACGGGGGCCACCATTCGCACCCCACAAGAGAACAGAAGTCCAACCAAAGAAGAAGTCCTGAAAGCAATACTTGAAGAACTCAATCAGCAGACAGAAGATCGTAGATCTACTTACCGAGCTAGGCCCGATGACCATGCGAGAGATCGCAGACCAACTGAAGATTGACTTAGACCGGATCAGGAGCTTTATAGGCTCCACACGCCAGAAGAAACCAGGCGTGATATACATCCAGTCCTATCGCAGAGATGAAGAGCTTGGAAGGCTCTATCCAAGGGCTGTTTGGGCCGCGGGGAACCTTCCAGACGCCAAGAAGCCCCCCAAGCTGGGCCACCCGGAATACAACCGCAGAGCGCGTAAGAAGAGGAAAAAAGCAGTGGCTTCGATCTTCCATCTTCATCTGAAGTACGAAACCAATCAGGCCAAACTCAACCTTAGTAAGACATTCAATGCTTCCGAAGTACACATGGGACAGGGATCGTGAACTCTGTAAAAAGTGTGACCACTACAGACCTATCGAAGATAACCCTCGGTACAACTCTGGGGTGATCGTGATGTGCTGCGCCGCAAACCCAGCCAAAGGTAGGCGGGGCATAGGTACTTGTATTGACAACCGCACCAGAGGCCCGTGTGGGCCTTTGGGGTCGATGTTCAGTTCGTTCGGCGGTCTTTGATCTTTTCCAAGATCCGCATGGCCTCGTCCTCAGAGACCGGCATTGCCTCGTTGAACAGTTCCCCGTTGTCGGCCAGGTTCATAAGCTGAAGAATCAACTCCTCCAGCTCTTCCTGCGTGCCTTCAAAGTCATCAAAGCACCCAGGAGCAAACTCGATTGTGTATTTAGTCGGCATACAGCTTCCCCCGGAAGTAAGCATTGCCATCATCTCGGACAGCAGCGAACTCAGGATGGAGAAGAATCCCATTCCTCCAAGTCAGAACCGCGAATCCTGACTGCCAATTTAAGCCTGGCTTGCCGAGGCGATAGTCGAATTCTTTCTGGTCGTTGTCGGCCAGCATCCCCGTCTTTATTCCGTAGTGCGTGCCCTTGAAGCCCCTGTGCGCTTTAGTGCCCAGCTCATGCGTGTGGCCGGTCACTGTGTGGCACCCACCTTTTAATACATCGTTCCAGCCCGAATGGATGCCAGCGTGCCAGTCATGCAAAATCACCATGTCCTCGTTGACATCAATACGATCTGAGTCGGCCCACTTCGGAAGATGGTCTCTCAGGGTAAACCCTCCAATCCCTTCGTACTCTGGTACTTGAGATGAGAGGCGGGACTCAAACCGAGCACAGTGGTTTCCGTATGTACGAAAAAGATGAGTGCCTGGGCGGACTACTTTTTCAATGTCTCCCGTCCTGGCAAGCACCGCATCCAGCTCTTCTTTAACACTGGGAGGTTTCTTCCAGCGGATTCGTGGGTGCCTGCTGATCGAGCCTCCATCCAAAATGTCCCCGTTCAGGACAACAGCTTTGACCTCAGAGCCAAGATCGACAATGAGGTTGCAAAGGGCTTTATGGGCCATCGGGATCACATCTGGGGTGTAGTGAGCATCTGACCCCACCAGAACAACACCATCGCTGATTTCAATCCGGTTGACATCCCTACGCGCCGACATAATCGCCCGCGTCACAGCTGGATCATGCTTGACGGCTTTGGGGCTGTTTGCCACTAGAGCAATCCCGTGCCGAGCCTCAACAGCGTCTCTCCGCAAGTAGATGGCGCGAAGGCTAATCCCCAGTTGCTCGGATAGCCGAGTGGGTGAACCGCCAGCAGCGTGCCATGCGGATATAAAAGCCTCATCCCTCTTTTTGCTCGGGTGCCCCATGTAAAACTCCGTACAAGACTGCTTCAAGGACATTGATGACCGAATGCTCAACAGCATCGAGATTCGACTCTGCGCCCCGGTCTTGTGCGGTGGCGATCAACTCATGCAGAAAAACATGGAGCACCTCGTGGAGTGCTGTCTGGGAGAGAGTTGTCTCGTTGATCGGCGTTGCGCCGAAATCCCCCAAGCGGTAAGTCGCCAGCTTCGCATCATCGTTGAACTCAACTGATGCCATCGCGTCTTTGGCCTGTTTATGGCCTGGCTCTATTCGCCATCGGTGCAGGCCGAGAAGATCCTGCCATTGCTTGACGAAATCATCAAACTGCTCTGCCTGGACTACGGTAGGAACATTCTGATGTTTCGCCATACTCTATAGGCTTGAGAGGAAAAGCTCTCTTTCTGCCTTCCTGCGTTTAACGAGTCCCGGTAATACCTTCCCGCCGCCCTTCGTCCAATCCATCAAGTGATCTGCGGCCTTCTCCCACTCGCCTCGGTTCGCTTTGATACGAATCTGGGAGCGCATTAGAGAGCCGAGGCCCGCGTTATAAGAAAAAGAGACAAGAGCGTCGAATGCGCCTTGATACTCAGTAACACCGGGAACAAGACGAAGAACACCGCGCTCAAAAGTGATGAGGTCACGCTCGAATAGAGCATCCACTTCTTGTTGACTCCAGACACGGCTGTCCTCCGCTCTTAATGGGTAATCACTCCGCAGCATCCCGGTATAGCCATCTTTGCGCACAACCGGCAGGCGAATTTGATCCTGATAAAGAACCGCCCCAAATCCAACACTCCAAATTGTGGCTGGGCACAAGTATGGCTTAAGCCTACATCCTTCAAAGTGATGCATGAGCTTGATGCCAGCTTCTGAAGTTTTCACCTCTTTACCTTATCAATGTCATGCGCTATCATTGACAGCATGAAACACACACATATCACACAAAAAGGCGTTAGCCTGATCGTCAAAGAAGATGGTTCTATCTGGAGACCAGCCTTCAAATCTTCTACAAATCGCGTAAGAGCTGGCATTGAGCAAGAGTTTGTTTGTGATTACAAAGAAAAACAACTTGCACAGTGCAAGAACAAAAATGGCTATCTTGAAGTTTGTGTCAAGCAAGATGGCAAGCGTGTGAAACTTTCTGTTCATCGTTTGATCGGTCTTGCTTTTGTTAATGGATATCAAGAAGGTCTAACGATCAATCACATCAATGGAAACAAAACAGACAACAGAATCGAAAATCTTGAGTGGGTCTCTTTAGCCGACAACACAAAGCATCAATGGGCAACTGGACTTGTCAATCTCCGAGGAGAAAACCAGCCCGGACACAAACTTACGGCAAGACAAGTCATACACATAAGAAAGGCTTTGAAGGCTGGAATTTCAGCAAACTCTCTCTCCATCATTGCGGGAGTAAACCCATCAACAATCTACCTGATTGAAAAAGGGAAACGCTGGTCACATCTTGATTAGAGATCACTTCTTAGACCAGCTACGCGATCCAAACCAGAACCCCAAAATGCCACCGAGCATGGACATTTCTTCCTCGCTGAAGATCACCGTTGAGACCTTGAGGAAGTCATCCATCGAGCGGATCAGATTGGGGTCGGTGAAGGCGTAATAAGTGATGGCAGCGTTGATAGCAACCAGCTCAAGAATGAAGATGTAGGTCACCGTAGGACGAACAGTCCCGACATAGTTCGCCACCCACTTAGAGGCCTTCTCTAAGACCTTTTTATCGTGATCCAGAGCCGCCTGAGTCATCTGGGCCTCGGTCTGCATCGCTACCTGCTCAGAC